GTTAGGGCTACCCGGCGCAGTGCACGCTATTGGGTTAGTGGAAGAGACAATCCACTAACCCTTTCCTTCCATAGAAAGATTTCAATCATGCCATCCACTCCAAGAACAAGGAGACGGAAGCTCAATTACCTTCGGGCAACTGGGCGACGGTGGAGATACAACGACACCGGAGGGCTTATTGCCCTGTCAACCGGCGAGTCAATCCTGGATGGGACACAGATCACTGTGTCGGAAGGTCACCCTTTCCACTATGCGTGGGAAGGTCGTGACTTGGGAGGAGAGTTTATGACTCGACGAGAATTCCCGGCGGACATGAAGGCCAAGGCCAACAGTACGTTCGAGACCTATCGTCTGGACGATGACCAGACTTCCCCTGGCGGGGAACGAAACGTCTATATCGGTCCAGTCTTCCCAACGAACCCGGCTAATATGTCGTACCCTTCGAGTGTTGCATCTAACGATGCCACACTCTTTACGCTGGGTACGACTGCAATTGCTAAATGCAAGCCGGGTCAACCTGTAGCAGACCTTTCTACTTCCTTAGCAGAGCTTTACCGTGAGGGCATTCCTGCCATTGCGGGTTCCGCTCTGTGGAAGAAGAAAGCCTCTGAGGGGAGAAATATACCTCAGGGGGCCTCATCTGAATTCCTTAACTGGCAATTCGGATGGGCACCAATCGTATCGGACATTAAGGATGTTGCCAAAGCTATTAGCGATGGTGACAAACTCTTGGCCCAGTACGAAAGGGACGCCGGTAAACTTGTACGGCGTGGCTACAGCTTCCCTTTGATTGAATCGAAGCAGATTCTCACAAGGAGTCCTTCGTTGAACCGGCCCTATGGGTCACATTCGGGCGCTATTCAAGGCTCGATGTCGTTCAACGGCTTCGATACGCAGACCTCTACCCTCGTTGTTGAAACAAGGATAGAGCGGTGGTTCAGCGGAGCTTTTACCTACTACCTCCCGGATAATTACTATTCCAGGAATAAGTGGAAGAAGGCTGCTGCTCAACTGGAGATTCTTTTGGGTGTAGAGCTAACACCTGAAGTTGTATGGAATCTCGTACCGTGGTCTTGGGCTGCAGACTGGGTCGCCAACTACGGAGATGTACTTTCCAACGTTGGTGACTTTGGTCAAGACAGTCTGGTGATGGGGTATGGGTACATGATGGAGAAAGCTACCTCCTCGCACACATACATTAGTCAGGATCACCGGGTTCCCGGCCTTCCTGACCCCTTGACATTTAAGCTTAGTTCTGAAACTAAGCGGCGTGTCAGGGCATCGCCCTATGGATTCGGGCTGACTTGGCAAGGTTTTACGCCAAAACAGCTAGCAATTCTAGGTTCGATAGGAATTACTCGAACCTAGCCGCATCTGCGACCATTCCGCTAGGTTACTTCGGTAGCCTGCACTACCAAGAAAGAGAGAACGCCTATGGCACTCTCCGATCCACAGTCAGTCACGATCAATGCGGTCGCCATCTCCCTTCCTCGGACTTCGTCCGAGAAGAACAAGGGTGTTTACACATCCAACGATTCGTTGGTGAGTGAGACCGTTTCCCATCAGTACGGGAAGCGGACTCGGCATCTTCTCCGCATCGATCACGCCAAGATCGCTCCAGACCCTCTGATCTCGTCGCAGAACATCAAGCACAGCATGAGTTTCTATGTTGTGGCCGATGTTCCTGTTACGGGGTACACGGTCGCCGAGCAGAAGCAGGTAGTTGACGGTTTTATCAGTCAGCTGAATGCTTCATCTGGCGCTCTCATCACCAAGCTCTTGGGTGGTGAGAACTGACATGACACACACCTCTTCCAAATATGAGTTGGAGGGCCCCTCTTCGGAGGCTTCCCCGGCTCATGAGGCTCTGTGGGGTAACTTAGTTACTCCATCAGCGTTTGTCAAGAAGTTACATGAAACTGGTGTAACCGATGACAACTGTGTGCTTCTTGTGCTGCCGCCAGACTTTTTCTCATGTTCAAGTGAGATCGAGTCACTGGAGGACCAGTGCTGCCCGTGTTTTGGGAGCGCTGGTGACAACCGGCACTGTGGCGAAAGCCCTGGTCGCGATTGTTATGGGCTTGTTTTATGCCCAGACGCAAACGTCGACTAGATTTCTGCTTTTGCAGGAGGTTCTGTAGGCAAGGACTGACCTACCCCCTAGTAATGAATAGGAGGAGGCCATGAAAAGCCTTCAGTGTCTCTGGAAGGAGGCAGCCGATGAATTGGCTGCCTGGTGCGATACCTGCGCCAGTCGCGACTATAAAACGGTCGCGACTCGCATCAAAAACGAAGGGGTATCGTTCTTAACGATATCCCTTGCTGACTTCGGACGGGACTTTACACAAGCCCTCGACCTAGGTCACATAGCTGACGACCAGTTCGCTGGTTTTAAGCGTCGTGGCGGTCTCCCCCAATTTCTTGGGGGTTTCCTTCAGCAGATTTTTGATGCCAGCAGTGGTTCATTGCTTGACGACCCTTCGATCGACTGCATCTTCGCTGTACGTCAACTCACGTTGATGTTCAGCAAGATCAACCTGGACTGTGCTCCGCACAGAATCAGGAAGGCGATCAGAGGGTATGTTGAGTGTGAGAATGAACTCTTTGATGCGAAGTCCGAATGGAATGAGGATGATCTCCTCACTTTTTCTCGGCTCGCTTCACTTGCTTACGGACCTCTATTCCTACGGATTAATAACCGTTTACGGGATGGAGATGTTCGAGGCAAGCACGGCCCAGGTGCAACTGCCGATGGTGCTGTTGGAAACAACAAGTTCACCGTCGGTAAATGGACCTGGCGTCTAGAGGAAATATTCCCTGCAGCTGAGCACATAGTGCCTAGCCAACGGGCGTACGACCTTCTAAACCGTGTTGAGTTCATCGAACCTGGAGCAGAAGTACCCGTCAAGGTTACTACTGTTCCTAAAACGTTGAAGACTCCACGCATTATCGCAGAAGAACCGTCCTACGTGCAGTTCATGCAGCAGGCGGTTCTGGAGGTAATGATGGAAGAGTTCGAGAGGGATAACCTCCTCTACGACCTCATCGGCTTTAAAGATCAAGTGCCTAATCAACACTTGGCCTTTCTAGGATCGCTGAATGGCGATTTAGCTACCTTAGATCTTAAGGAAGCTTCCGACCGAGTCTCCAATTTGCTTGTAGAGCAAATGACAGGCAATTTCCCTTATTTCTCAGGGGCGTTGCAGGCCACGCGCTCTGTTAGAGCAAAAGTACCTGGTCATGGTATTATCTCCTTGACCAAGTTCTCGTCTATGGGTTCAGCGCTATGTTTTCCCATCGAGGCCTTCACATTTTTCGTGGTGGTTCTGATGGGGATCCAAAAGTCGCTCAATCGACCGCTGTCTCTTTCAGATATTAAACGTCTGAAAGGGAGGGTGCGTATCTATGGGGACGATATTATCGTTCCTGTAGAATATGTCGCTGACGTGATTAGCACACTCGAGGGTTTCAACTTTCGAGTAAATGCTAACAAGTCTTTCTGGGGTGAAAACTTCAGAGAGTCTTGTGGAAAGGATTACTTCCGTGGCCATGACGTAACAGTCATTAAGCTGAAAGAAGATATCCCAACGTCACGTGCGAACGCCGAAGGAGTTATATCCAGTGTGACCACAAGGAACCTGC